TTACATAAATCAATATAAGGACGAGCAGCAGTTCTATTATTATGATTAACAAATTGAACATCTTTAACTTTAAGAGTTAAGTCCATACCACATTCAATAATACGAACTTTAATTTGTTTTTTATCCTCATTAATATATAGAACAATAGCAAGTTTATCTTTCCAATAACCAGTATTCAAAGTAACTATATCATAAAGTTTAACTTTAAATCCAGATGTAATAATACCATCAATTTGTTTATAAGCAACATAATTCATAACAAAACTGTATTAAATTTTTAGTTTAACATTTATTAGCTAGTTCTTTTGCCCTGTATTGAACTCAATATTAATCGTGATAGATTAATCATATTATATATGAAAATTCAACAGAGAGCAAAAGAACCGTATCTGTGAATGTATCATAAACGTAAATAGCTAGTCATTTGTAGCAGGCTCATTATTCTGTTCATTATTCTTACCATCACGTTTAAGACGTTCTTTAAGAATATGTTCAGATACAGAACCAAGTTTACATTCACTAACACAACGACTAACACCTTTAGCATGAGTTACAGCATATACAATAGGATAATTAATATATTTATTATTACCTACTGTACGTTCGATTTTAGTAATTCCAACTTCGGTTACAATACCAACACAAACACCAAGCTTAGTTTGATTATGATATTGATAAGTATATTCCATATAAACTACTTGTCCTTTTTTAAACTTAGCTTGTTCTTCAATGTATCTATCTAATAGACCATCAAAAATAAAAGAATCATAATTATCCATTTTAATTATATATTTAAAGTTAATAATATACATACTAAAAAGCCTAGCACTATCTTCACAGACAATGCTAGGCAAAACTACAAATACGAAATCATATAAAACGAAATGTTTGATACAGACATCATTATTAATAATTTCACAATCAATAATAATATCATTAACACCAAATAAAATATGACATATAACACTTGGACTATGATAAATATTAATAGCACTATCTTCACAGACTGTACTATTACAAACCTAACAATTTTAGAAATTAAAACGGATAATAACAATATCATAGTTTCGGAGTTCAATTCCTCCATCATCAGCAAGTGAAATAATACTACTATCTTCACAGACAGTAGTATTAGAAATAAAATCAAAAACTTATGTGGGATTATTTAGTAGATTTATTTGCTTTTCTACGTTTAAGTTCAGCATAAATTTCATCATCGCTAAAATTCTTAAACTTATTCTCTTGTTTATTATTATCAACAGATTGATTAACCATTTTAATCATTTCCTTATATTTTGCATTAGAAGTATCAATAATATGTTGAGCAATCAAATGATTAATTTCAGTATTAGAGTTAACAATATTAATAATCATATCTTTAGCATATTTAGGAAAAACAGCAATAATAGGTTTAAGAATATCTTTATCTTCAATTATACTATCCCAACGATTAATAAGCCAATCAAGTTCAAATCCATCTTCAGTAGCAAGTTTAATAATATCTTCTTGAGTTTTACCAAAATCATTAAGATATTTTTGTTCTTTAAGAACATATATAAATAAAACTAAACCTCTAACATATTGGTCTGGAGATAAACCTTTATCTTTAATATCATTAATGAATTTATTAATAAGTTCGCAATCTTCTTTATATTTACAAGTATCACAAGTAATACTATCACAAGATTTACCAAAAACTTCATCAAGAATAACTTTAATATTAATATTTTCCATAATTTTATTTATTTAATCATAATAACCAAAAACATCATTTTCAGGGTCAACAATAGGACTATCATCAACTATTGGTTCCCAAGCAATATCGTCAAAATCTTGACTTAGACATTCTGCATGAATTTCAACACCTTCAATATTATTATTGAAATATGTATCATCTTCAACAAAATAAATATCAGTTCTTTCCATATCTTTATATATAAAATAAACTCCGAGTAGAGGATGATTATCATCAACGTTTTAACTATAACAAACCCAATAAACAAAATGGATAAAAATGGCAGGCAAATGAGAATTAGCTTTAACAAGCTCAACAGCACTATCCATCCTCTACGGGGAGTCTATACTACAAACTTAGTTAGCTTCAGAATCTTTATTCTTTTTATGAAGTTCAGTTTCAGTATCAATCATAATACCAATAACTCGTTGACTATCACTAGCAACATCAGCATGAGCTTTAACTAAAGCATCAATGAATAAATCATCTGTATATCTATATTCTCTACGAAGTCCACCATCAGCAGTAACTCTAAACTTATTCCATAAGAAGTCAACATAAGCACCTTTAGAATTACATATTCTTCCATCATCTTCAAGAGTATGAAGAATATTAAGAGAAGTATGGCGTCTAAATGCAGCATTGAATTTAACAATACAAACTACATCAAGAATATGTTGAGGAACATTAATCCCAACAGGAACACCACGTTTATCAGTCTTAGCATCTTTAAAATCATTATCTTCATTAGCTTGACTAACAACAGTAGTTTGTTCTTCCTGTTTACGAACTTTACTTTGTTTCTTCTTCCTAGCTTTATTCTTAGGCTGAATAGTTTCACTACTAACAACAGCATTAACTTGTGCATCTTCTTCAGGAACAACAAGTTTACCTTCTTGTTTAGCTTCTTCTAAACTTTCAGCCATAGTTTTCTTTCTAGGCTTAGATTGAACATTACTAGTAACATTATCAAAATTTACCATAACACTTATAAGTTTAAGATTAATATTATTATCAGTAGCAATATTACTCTACTGAACAACACGACAAATATAATAATTAAATATAATACTCCAAATATATTATAATTTATTTATACTATAATTCTAACTAATAATCAATAGCTATATTAAAATAACTAAAATCATTATAGCAATAGGAATTAACTTACCACGAGTATAATAAATATCAATAGTATCAAGAGTATCATTAGTATAAAGAGAATCAGTAATATCAAGAATATTAAGAATATCATTAGTAATACCACCAGTAATATTAGCATGACTAGTATTAATAGTCATTATAATATTGATAGTATTAATAGTGCTATTGTTAGCTAGAACTAATGCTATTGGTCATTATGACTAAAAGTCTTATTAGACTTGATAATACTGTTAGAGCTAGTCTTAATGACGATTGTATGACTAATAGTTATGACGAACGTCAATGAGATGATAATGATGATGCTATGACTGAAACTGATAGTGATATAACTAAAGGTTATAGAGAGTATAACAAGAAGTTATAGGAGAAAAAGAGAAGGAGTTGGAACTAATACTAACAACGATGATATAATTAGAGGTTATAACTAATGGTTATGAAGATATAACTAAAGGTTATAATGAACGAGAATGAGAGAAGTGGAACAATAAGTTTAGATTGATTAGGAAGAGGATGAAGAGAAGGATGAAGAGGAGGAAGAGGAAAAGCAGTTAATTTGATTTTTTCAGCATGACCATCTCCACACTCATCTCCCCATTCATCTCCATCATAATCACCCTCATCTCCACCATCAACCTCAATTTGACCCTATTTGAACCACATTCAACTCCACCATCTCATTCTCCACGAAATCCACATTCACCACTTTCATCTCCACATACTCTTTCTCCACATTCAATACCTCTCGTCACCTCTAATTTCACCTCTATAACTTTTTGTTATGGGAGTAAATCTCCATGACCAATATCACTAGCAATATCAGTAATCACTAGTTCTATCTCCATTAGTTTCGTCATGACGAATATCACTAAGATTATCATCATGACGAGCTAGATTAGTAATGCTAATCCGAAGAACTTGTGAAGCAAGTTCTGAAGCCTCACTAATTCCTATACTACTAGTATCACTAGTAGTATAAGTATGACTAACTCTAATTGTTAATAACTGTAATTATAACTAAATTAATATATAGCTAAATTCATGGGTATACCCCCCGTGGAGGATGGATGGTGAAATAACTAGCTAATATTCAGTAAGTTAAACATTACTACACCTGTATTTTAAACTAGCGTTATGCTATTGCAAGCTAGCTTGCTAGCATAGCTAGTTTAAAATATAGTAGGATGTTTGACATTACCAAATTTAGCTTGATTATTTTATCATTCATTAACATGGAGGTTTATCCGTGACTATTAGCATTATTAATATCAGTATCAGCACCATTCGCATTAGTCATACCAACATCATCTTGTTTAACAAGATGAGTTGTTAGTGGTAGCGGATAATATCGGCAAGTTTGCCTCCATTATCCTTAGCCACAACTGAACTACGTTCCGATTGTGGAATAACAGTTATACGTAGCATAAATGCAACTATAACACTAAGGTACGCACGCACGTGTAATAACCACTTAATTATATATACTACGTATATATAATTTTTGTTCCAAGGAACGCGCGTATGTGCACGCACGCGAGGACTATTGCTTAATGCTATAGGATTCCATCATAATTAATTTCATTAGTAGCATTATCGTCAGTAATTTCATCACGTTTATGACTATTAAGACTTTCATCAATATGACAAGCGATACCTTTTAGTTTACTAGCAATAACTAATCTACGTTCATTAATACTATCATATACTTGTTTGATATCATTCGCTCTACCATTAGTTGCTATATTAGTAATAGCAAGAGGAATATTAGCATTAGCAGGATAAAGTTTAGTAAGTTCAACAGAAGTAATAGAATTATCATTCTCAACTTCAATAGTAGTAATAATACGATGTACTTTCATGATGTTTAATATTAGGATAAGACTTATCAGAACTTGCAGCTAGTTCATGATTGATAAGACTTATCAGACTGTTAAGTTCGTTTGCTGCAATATATTTAATGTTGATAATGAGCATTTCCATGTTGAACACTAGCAATAGCATCAACAAAACTATTGTTGATAACATCAGTGCTACCAACCCGAAGGTCAGTAGCACCATGTTCATTAGAACGGTACGTCATCATCATTCATTGCAGTAGCAACAAAACTAGCTGCTTTAGCTTTAGCCTCACGCTTGGCAGCAATGGCAGCACGAGCGTCCTCCATAATCTGCTTGATAAGTACATTATATGCACCAACAAGAACAGGGTCAGCAGGCTGTTCGATACCTACAATATGATATACATATCTATCATAATCCACAACATTGTAAAGATTATCTTTACGAGTAAATGGATTACGGTCTTGTACACCAGCAGGTACAAACTGGCAAAGAACTTTGACAGCAACACCAGTCAGATACATACTAGCAAAACCAGCCTCAGCAGCTTCGCCAACATAGTTGACAAATCTACCGTAGAACTTGTCTTTGCGCATTACAAGCAGTATCTGATTGAATGGCATCTGAATAGCACCAAGCATACCCATTCGATGTGTACCATCAGGCATACTTTGAGCACCTTTGACAGGACTAGCAATAGTAACAAACGCATTGAGATAAGAATTGCCATTACGACCTGTACGTTCTTGACAGTCAATATTAGTAATGACAGTAGTCATTACATAACTATGACCATCAGTACAGATGCGTCTAACAACATCATCAATGGTTTCCACTTGTGCAGAATTTTGGTTATCTGTATCAACAGTAGGTTGAACAGGTTGGTTAACACTAGTAGTTGGATTAACTACATTAACATTCTCGGAAGCAGCAGCAGCACCACCTTGTGCAGCTTGTGCTAAATCTTTAACGTCTGGCATGACTATTAAGTATTTAATTACGCTAATCAGTAGCATTACTGACAGTTGTTTCGTTTCAACTGCAAAGTATTTAATGTTGATAATGAGCAACATCATCTAGTAGAGATTAATCTCTACTAAGATAACTAACAATAGCCGATAGTATTCCAAATACAACAGCAGTAATCTGTTCATCACTAGTTGGCTCTACTTTCAATGCTAGTATGATAGCTGGTATCATCAGTATGATGGCAACTAGCAACAATGGTTTGTTTGTTCTCATAATGATTGGTATTAATAGTTAGTAATGTAATGAGATGAATAATCTCAATATATTTAATGTTGATAATGAGAGTGAGAACTTTACTTTCTCCTAGAACTTGACGGGGGTAGTCAAGTCCAATTTAATGACCCACCCCTCCTACTCACTAGCCTCACCAAAACATTAATATACATTATTTTCACTCTAATTATTACCATTACTATTATTTTCACTATCACTCTAATTATTACCATTACTATCACTCTCACTATCACTCTCACTATCACTCTCATTATAACTTTTCATTTCATTTTCATTATCGTTACCTTTATTACCTTCATCTTCATTATTTCCATTATCTTCGCCCTCATCTTTATAATTATCATCATTTTTATCATCGCATTTAACTCAGTCCTCACCAATATCTATAACTTCAGTTGCATATAAATCTTTATTAGCAATTACAATACCTTTATCAGTATCATTTTTAAATAAAACAAATTTATCAACTATAAGTCTATCTTTATCATCAAAAGTTTTTATTAATTTAGCTTCACTAATAATATTAATAAGTTTGTTAACATCACCTCTAAATATGTAAATAGGATTAACAACATAAATATTTCTAATATTAGTTCTTTTAATAATATTTTCATCTTCAAGATAAGCAATAGTGTTATAATAATCTCTATAATTAGGTTTAACTAAACCATAACCTTTAATTAAATCATGAGAAATATAAATAACATTACTATTAAATTTAATATTTTCAGCAATATAACCAATAAAAGAAATAATAACAGCATATCTATTTTTTCTTATTATATCCCAAACTCTCATACCAATAGTAACAAAATTACATTTAATACCAACTTCTTTACTAAGATGATAACCATTATTAAATTCAGCAACTATACCAGTTCTGGTACTTTTATTATAACTAAAAGGATTAGCAACAACAAGTCTTTGTTTTTCAAATTCTTCTAAACAATCAGCATTATAACAAACATCATTAATAAGTTTATTATAAACTTTACTAGGTTTAAAATCTTCTTTAAAAGTCATAACAATAATAGTATTAAGTTTAACATAAAAATATATTACTCTAGGAAATGTCGAAATCTATTCCATGTATGGTATA